TACCAATACTCCAGTCTTTAATTTGCTTACGTCTACGGGCTTTCTTATCGGCAATTCGCTTTCGTTCATTTTCTCTTAGTTGTTTCCGGTTGGCTATAAATTTACAGTAATCATCCCAAAGACCAGCACGGCCATTGTAGATAAACATTTGTTTGATCTCAGCTTCTCTCTGACGTATCTTTTCGAGTTCAAAGAAGCATTCCATATCACCGTCTTTCGCTTTCTTTTCTATTTCTTCTTTAGCGTCAGCAAGTTTGGTTAGTTGTGGTCCCATTTCACCGACACTCTGTACGTGTCCAGCGAATTCCTTAATGGCACCGATAGCTTCGTTGGCTATCTTGATTGCCGCAATTGCCTCAAAGATCATAGCGGCAATTCTCCCTCTTTATCGGTTTTCGATTAAACGATCTATCTTTGCGTCTAAGGCATCTAAACGGTCCATTACTCGTTGCATGTCTTCCCTGACTTCATCTTTACGTGCATACTTTTCTGCTATACTCAGTTGACACTGCACAATCTCTTCACGGGTTTTGTTCAGCAAGATGGACAGACGATTCAATTCCGTGTGCATCTGAACGCCAAACCATCCGATGAGTCCTATAAATGCAGATAGGACAATGTTCCAAAGCATCATGTCCATCGGCGTTATTCAGCTATAGATGCTTGATACGCCGCTACAACATCCGCAGTGTGAACAGCCGCACAGATTGCTTGAACCTTTGCGTCTTCTGCTGAGTAGTCGTCTCCGGGATGGATGACCTTGCGTTGCAACGAGGAGGAGATGGCGGCACCATCTTCTTTGACTGTAGTGCGTGTGCGGACCTGAACGGCGTTATACTCGCCGACAACTTCAATCTGATCTGCTTTGATTTCTTTAGTAAGTGCCATGTTTGATCCCTTAACTTGCCAAATAAGTTATACAAAAGTGAATTTCATTTGTTCCAGATGTCACATCACTGACGGTTATTGCGGTGTCAGCACCTCCATCCCAAAGATAAACACGATCAAGGGAGGTAGTGTGTGGAATGTAAGCTAATACGTTGTCTGTATGTGTAACTCCACTTGTCAAAACACCGCTACCCATCGCTATTTTTGTACTAATACCAACGTTGTCGTTAAATGGAGTAAATGGAAGGCCTCTTATGTAAATACTATTGCCTGAAGTTAGCCCAGAAGTAGAGGCATTTGTTATGTTCGCCCAAATAGTAACTTGTTGACCTATTTTTACATATCTTCCTGTTTTGTCGTTGCCGGTGCTAGTTGAGGATGTTCCGTCAAAAAAGAAAGGTGTCCACGTTCCCTCTTCATAATCGTCGAGTAGCTCAGAGGACATTCCGGTTGCGTCGGTTGTATCTGAAAAATCAATACCTTTCCCGGCGTCAAATCTGAGGTCTACGTTAGAGTTTACATAATGTGAACTTCCGGTTACGCCTGTGCTTAACCTAGCCCCGGCGGATAAAGACCCTATAGACCAAAGTCCACCTGAGTTAAGAACTAAATGGTTGGAAAGACTAGACCCAGTTCTGCATTGAACATTAAAACTTCCTTCCTCAGAACCATTTGTAACATCTGTAGATTTTGCTTCTGCATAAACGTAATCGGTTATGCTTCCACCGTCATCTCGACCTCTGTATGTGACCCTACCAACACGTTCTCCATCAGCGGGAGTTGTTGTGTCTTTATCAAGGATAATACTAGCCGGGAAAGCGTTATCTTCGTCGTAAGTAAATGTTGCTATAGCGAAAGTTGTGCTGTCTGTAGCACTTATTGCGGATGAGAAGCTCGTCTGCTGTGTTGGGGCATCCGCAAAAGAAATAGTCCCTGCACCATTTGTTTTGAGGAACTGACCGGCAGTGCCGTCTGTGAGGTTAAGTTCATTAACCCCAACAGTATTCGCCGCAAGAGCTACAGAGATTGATGTTGTGCCTGACCCTGTTGCGTCACCAGAAAGAGTGATTGTTTGGTTGCCGGTGATGTACGAACCTAAGTCACTGATCTGTGATTCCGTGATACTGAGGTTAGCTTGATGGGCAGTCACGTCAGCAGAGGTTACTGTGTAATCCGTGATATACCCGGAGTCGTTGGTAAGTTCGGATATGTTATCAGCAGGCTGTAGTGCACTATCTGCCGTCGTACCCTGTGCGGCTGTAGCATAGTCAGCAGAACTGAATGCTTTAACCTGTGCAAGATTCGTCACTTCAGAGTCCATTAATGCACCGGCGGCTTGCACGTTGGTACTGTCTGTTACGTCTGCCCCTGTTTCAATACCATCGAGCTTTGCTCCATCCGTTGCAACGTCACGTCCATCAATGTTGCCATCGGTAGTTAGGTTACCTGTAATTGACGGGGAAGATAAAATTTTGTTGCTTAATGTTTGATTTCCAGATAGCGTTGCAACAGTGCTGTCTATGTCAACAGTCAGAGTATTCCCAGATCCAGTAGTAGTAAGACCAGTACCACCAGCAATAGTGAGTGTTTCAGAGTCCAAGTCAATTGACAACGCACCGCCACTATCTCCTTGAAAATCTAAGTCGGATGCTGTGACCTGTGCGTCAACATACGTTTTAATCGCCTTAGCAGAAGCAAGAGTGTCGTCTGAGGCAGAAACTGAAGTTATATCTGTGTCGATAGACGTTACGGCTGTGCCGGATGTGATAGTCAGGCTATCGATAGTCATTCCAGCTACAGCGTAGGAAGAATCCGTCTCGTCTAGTATTGTCGAGTCTACAGCATTTAAAGCTAAACCGGCCGTGTCAATCTTCGGGCCATTACCGTCAGTGCCATCGTGAGTGTGCCCGCTCGTACCGAACGCGGTATCTAGTGTTCCAAATTCCGTGTCAAAGTCAGATGCTTCGATGATTGCTCCATCGACAAAGGGGTTTGGACTGATTCGATTGTAGCCTGCCATTATTATTTTACCTCCGACCGTACTGGCCGTATTGAATTATCATCGAGTCAAAAGAAAAAGGGGGGTCCGTATTATCCGACGTAAACGTGTAGGACCCGACAAAAGCTGACCCCACAAGGTCTAAATCAAATACGTACTTTAGGTTTGCACCCCCGTACGATGCAGACCCGTATTCACCACTGCCGTAAATAGCCACCGTGCCTGTTGTTGTGTTTGCAACGGTAATACTCTGGGGTTGTGCCACACCAGCCTCTGCAAAGTCATACTCCGGAGACATCGTGACTTCTAGGCTACCTTCAGGGTCTGTAAAAAGTCGCATCTTGTAAAACGTCTTGCGAGTTGTCGGGTCTGTAATAGGGAAGGGGGGAGTCTTAAATGAAGCGATAATGTTTGCTCCATCGAAGTCGTTGCCCTCTTCCATTTGGTACACATACCCATCGTCGTTTCCGAAGAATACGTATTCAATACCTCCATCCAGATCACTCGATGCACAGAAGGCGTTAATACCCCGCGTCTCGGCCCACGCCATTCCTTCTCCGCCTTGCATTGCAAACTGAGTCCCGATGATGCCGCGTCCAGATGCGTTGTTTACGGAAGAAAAACCTAGTATGCGATACTGAGATTTACCCCGAATAACAACGCTAGCGAATCCGTCCGCAACACTGATAAAATTTGTCATCTCAGACTGAATGACCTTCGATACAACCCCCAAACCAAAGTCGTTGTTACGCTCGGTTGCACTGAGTAGACGGAGACCATCAGGCCCCAAAAACATCAAGTCACCACCGACTTCCTGTACAGTATCTTCTTTGATAGCCCCGATGTCTCGGGTAATAGGCTGAAAGTTAAAGTCCGTTACCGAACTGCCGGCAACAAGAAAAATTGTGTTGGTTGTGAATACAATAAGTTGTTCACGAAAAGACGCAAGATTTGTGATGTCGTAATCAAATTCTCGGGTGCCCGCTCCTGCTCCCGGCGTGTAATCTTCTGCGGCAAAAGGGGCACTGAACGACAGCGTCTTACCTTTTGCAAAGAACATATGATTCTTGTGCTCTACAACCGCAGTTGCCCCAGTTTGTTCCGCAACAGCAGTAGAAATAGACGTTACCGTAGGTGGTGCCCCGTCTACAACTTTAAAAGGTTTGTTGACGCCGTCAATGACAATTAGCTCAGGGTTTGCCCCGAAATGGTGGCGGGCAAATCTTACCTTACCCGTGCCTCCGAGACTTGTCGTTAGGGCAGAACTCCATCCAGAACCTGTAGCGTAATAAAGACTATTACCTTTTGCTACGTATGTTTTACCGTTAAACCGCGTAACACCACGTATTCTACCGGAAGATCCGCCGACTTGATCCGCCTCAACTTTTGAGAACCCCTGTATGCGACGGTAGCCGCCGTCTGTTGATGGCTCAAAGTTACGTAACCCTGTTGCGGAACCGGGGAATTGTCCCGCCTGTGCAATAGGAGAAAGGTTTGTGATCAACCCTCCTTGAAACTGCACAGGGTATGACTGCCATCTATCCAATCTTATGCGCTCCGGAAGTAAGCGTATTCGTTCACAAGAACCGTCCGCATTTGCTTAATGCCGTTCTCAAACTTACTCTGCGACAAATTTGCCATCTCGATATTGTCACGGAACATATATGCGTAGTACATAGCCCCATCAATAATTACGTGTCGGAACCTCTCAGGAATCGAAGGAATATCTGTCTCATCAATCAAATCTACGGGGTCCATGTACTGCTCGTACTCAATGGTGTACGCCAAATTTGGCATCGGCACGATGACGAAGCCCATGTCGGGAGTACGGACGACGTTTCTTGGTACTCCACCCTTCGTGCTGTCTGTTTCGTACTCCTGATCTAGGTACGTACTGAGATACTCAGAGTAATTGATCTGGTTAAGTCGGCGGCCTTCCCCTACGTTTAACGTAGTGTTTCTCTTAACGCGGAACGACCCGAAGTCGACGTACTTGATGTTTTCTGCGAGAGAGTACCGGG